GCATAATCTTTTATTCTGTCAGTATAGACATTTGATTTGTCATCACCCATTGTCTCCTCGATAAAAATTTCCCAAACTATTCTATTGATTGTCTTGCTCATATTTTTCTATTTCAAACTGTAGGTGAGCGATTGCTTTCTTTAGGCAATCGATTGGAGTTTTGTGTTTATGATAGCTTCTTATAATATAAGTAGTGGCGGTTGCTAAGTGATAAGGTAAGTCGAAGTTATCACATACCTTGCGTGCTTCATATCCCTGTCTACCTTTGTAATAATAAGGAACTCTATCATCTATTATAGGGGTGTCCGTGTTTCTTGTATAATCGTAATAGTATTTGCTTTTTTTCATTTATCATTTTTTGTGGAGAATATCGGAGTCGAACCGATGACCTCTTGCGTGCAAGGCAAGCGCTCTAGCCAGCTGAGCTAATTCCCCTTTTCCTTTTCATTTTAGCCCAAGCTGTTTTTTGATTGTGGTGTACTTGACATAGCGTTTGTAGATTGTCAAAGCTTAATGTTTCGCCACCGTCTTTGATTTCAATAATATGATCGACAATCTTCCCTTCAGTAACTCTCCCTTCTTCTTCACACCATTTACAAATCGGATTCATTGAGAAATATGCTTTTCTTACTTTGCGCCAAGCACTGCTTTGGTAAAAGCTAGAGTTTTCTGAAACGTGCTTTTCTGTGAATCTTGTTTTCTTTTTACTACTAGCAATCCAGCTTTTCGGTTTTCCTTTAGGTAGCTTTGGCATCAGTTCAATATTTTTATTTCTTTAATATAATCAAAGTCCACATCGTACTCAATTTTAATGTACGGTGTTATTCCGTCTTTTTCATTTATCCATTCATCTACGACCTCTATTAGCTTTTCAATAGCTCTTCCGTTGGCTTCTTCTATACTTTCATTCTCTTGTATAATTATACTAACTTCTAATACTGCCTTGAGTCTCATATTCGATTACAAATTTAAGGAATAAAAAACTAAACCACACAACTACTATTGGAAGCATTATAAAAAGAATAATAACTCCGATTGTTATTCTAAACAAATGTTTTAAAATGTTCCACATTTATATAAGTTTTACAATAATAATTCTCAGCGTTGGTTGTTTCCCTTTGTGTTTGTTCGTTGTGGCTTTCTGCTTCTCCAAACATTAATTGAAAGCCAACGTCAGTGTTTATTATTTTAGGCAATCTCAACTCAGCTCCGTTTTTCGTGCTTTTCCAAATCAGTTGAGAGAGCGTTCTTCTAGGCATCCAACGTAGCTTTGTATTTATTTATAATTCTTTCAAGCTGTGATTCATACCAAATTGGAAAGTCATAGGTTTGATCCGTTTGTTCCCATACTCTATAAAGAACAGCTCTAAGTCTTTGACTTGGTGTTTTACCTCCAACTTCAAAATCACTCGTGAACTTTTCTACTTCTTCAACTTCTTTTTTGTTTATACCGTCTGAACTAATTAAGACCATTCCTGGTTTTTTTCTTAACTTAAATAGTCTCATCATTGTCTCCTCTGGAAGCTCTTGCGTGTGTATCGTTAGTGAGAGTGATCCGTCTGCAAGTGTTGCAACCTTTGCAATACCGCCTTCAAATATTGTACTAATCTTTGTCATCGTTGCTAATATAAAATATTGATTCTATAATCCAATCTTTAAGATTAAAAAATATTAACACCTCATTGTTAATTTAGTTCAATTATCTTTTGCTTAATGTTTGCAATTGCTTCTTCAAAGTCTGCTCTTGATAATTTTACTACTGTATGCGCCCTTTGTTCTAACTCTGCTGATGTTCCAGTTCCCCACTTTTTATCTATTCCAATTGATTGTCTATACTGTTCACCACCTCGAAAAGTATTACATCCAGCACATTGAGCATTTACATTTTTTTCATCCCACCTAGTTGCTAAATGCCTTCTGCTCATAAAGTGTCCAGCGTGTATTGATCCGCCAAAAGCTGGGGCTTCTTTGCCACAAGAAATACATTTACAAATACCTCTGTGGTCGCTATCTCTTTTCCTTACGTATTCGCTAAATAGTTTGTCTAGCTTTGCCTTGAGTTTGGCAGTTGTTGTTTTAGCCATTATATCCTAAATCTTTTCTCCATTTGTCTTGGATAGCTCCTTTTCTTAATGAGTAGTTTTTACCTCTCAAAGATGAATCTTCTTCTTGTAATTTTGCTCTTGACCTTCTTATTGTTTCTGGATTTGTAATTTTAGAATCAGCGAATAAATGAAGGAAGTCCATTCCACTCATTTCATCTGGATTCACTCCTTTTCTTCTTAATTCATTCAACCAATAAGCTGCAATCAATTTAGTGTCAGAATCTTTGAAGTGTGGATATTTAGTGAGTAATATTTTTACTTTGTCTTTTGCTTTCATACCTCATCGAAATATGCTCTTATCTCTGCTCTCAGTCCCTCTTCCCATTTAGGAACAAGGATTGATTCAAGTTTTTCAGCTTCTAACCTTTTATTGTTTTTTTTCAGTAAGTATAGATCATAATAAGCAAGCGCTTCTGAAAATAATGCTTTCAAGTCTTGGCTATCATAATCATTTTCACTGTTAATTATGTATTTACATACTGCTTCTAAAATTCTAACTGTTTCGAGTTTCAATTGTCCTTTTTTCATTTTCTAGTTTTTTTTTAATTTGTTCTTCTACATATTCATCAATCGCTTTAAGAACATCGCTCATAATTTTTTTGCGTTCTCTATATTCTAAAAGCGTGTTAAAAAGTTTGTGTGCTTTTTTCATTTTAATAGTTTTGCTTTTTTAATAGTTTCGCCCAACAAACGAGCATTTTCAATATATTCAAGTTCCTGTTGTTTATGAAATTCAATAACCTTTTTTGCAACCTTTTGTTTTTCTTTTCGTAACCAAATATTCCAAGTCCTTACATTTAGAAACACACTTGCTTCATCTCCAGCTCTTACACCCTCTCTAAAACCATTTGATACGTCTTTCATTGTCATTGTGCTAAATTGAGTGTTTTTTGCTAAATCATCAACTAGAATGTTTGCCATTGTCACAATGTCCTCAACACTTGGCTTTTGTCCAATCTCCAAGTAAGTTCTAGAAAGTATATCAACTGCTTCTTGTTTAAGTTTTGGAAGGTCATTTTTCCAACGATACCAGATTTGTTGTTTTTTATCCATTGTTTATCATATTACGAGCTTTTTGCCAATTATCAAGTGCGCTCTTTGTTTTTGATTGTTTTTGTTCTTTTAGGTCAAAAATACCTTTCCAACCATTTTCAATGCTTTGATTTATAATTTGTTCTTGGACTTCGTGGCATCCTTGAGATAGCCGCATCAGCTTGCCGATTGCAGCCTTTTCTCCTATTGGTTTATAAGTCAAACGGAATGTTTCTTTTCTATAAGCTCTCCATTTTTTCCATACCTCAATATTCAATTCTTCTAATTGTTCAAAATCAAAAAGCTTTTTTTTAATTATATCAGTATTTAATTTATTATTAGTATTTAATAGATGCGGATTTTCCGTTTCCGACAAAACCGTTTCCGACAAATCCATTTTCGGCTTTTCAAAAACTATATAATCAAAACCCTTAAACTTTCCAGATTCTCTTTTTTGTATTCTTTGCACATATCCAAGACTCATCAATTCCTTGAATCCACTGTAAATTGAATCTTTTTTGTCTTTATGCCACTTTTCAACTTCTTCTACATACAAATCCCAAGTTTCTGGAAGTGCTAACAAATGACACAACAAACCCTTTGCCTTTAAACTCATCTGCTTATTAAAGATAAATTCATTATTGATCGTAGTAAAATTGCTACTTTTTTTGACTAAAATTTTTTTCACAATCCCAATAATTTACTTTCTCTTTCTAGTGCCAGCATTTTTCTGTCTATTGCCTTTTGTTCTTGTTTAATTTTTTCTAATTGCTCGAACCACGAAATGGTATCTTTGCTTTTAAAAATACTTTCGTCATCATTCATATATCTTTTGTAAACAAGCTCAAATAGTTGATTATATTCTGGATAAATTCTAAAATCGGACATATATTCTTGATGCTTTCTTTTATAAAAATAAAAGCTTGTTCTGTCTCTATTCATTAATTCGCTAGCTTTGGCAATGTCAATCCCTAACTCGCACACAATAAAAGCCCCGACAACTTGTCTAGCAAGTGAAATATTTCTATGTCTTTTTTTGCTGTCTATTGATCCAAAAGGAATGTCAATAATTTCTTCTGCAATATATTTTATTTTATTAACTTCTTTTTTTATCATATTATATTTCCTTTTCTTCGATTTTTTCTTTAATAATTCCAACATACTCATCAGCTATATTGAAAAGTAAATCTGTAACATCAGTATTTTGATATATTATTTTGTCAATCTCTACAGCGTAATAAGCAGGAGTTTCAAAATCACCGTCACATTCCCAAATTGTATAGTGAAAATCAACACCTTCATCTGTTGAATATGTGTCAAATTTATATTGTATCATTATTAAAATTATTAAAAAGGTAAATCATTTGTTGTAGAACTTGGCTTTTCACCTTTTAAAACCCAATTAGAGAACAATTCAGCTACTTCTAATATCTTGGCAACATCCGCTTCTCCAATAACATTACAAGCGTTGGAAAGAGCATTTTGTTTTACAATTAACTCATCTCGGTTGCTACTTTGATTTGATTGTCTTTGTTGACCTTGAAAATTAGACACAGGTTTAACTTTATTTATTGTTTTTCCGTTATATTCTCTAGTCGATATTTCAACATCAACATCTTGACCTTGAATAAATTTGTTTTGCGTTTCTGTCTTGCTTAAGTACTCAGCTTGAAATCCGTCTTGAAAATCTATCAACCATTTATAAAAATGTCCGTATTGACTTTCAAAATCTCCTTGAGGTGTTACATTTAATACTTTCTTTTTCATTACATTGTAATTTTAATAATTCCTAAAAAATCCATTGCTACTATGCCTACAAATAGTAATGTAGCTACTGCATAACAAAATATTGCACCAGCATTGTTCCATAAAAAATTTTTAATCGTTTTCATTTATATTCATATTTATTTGTTTCCATAATATATCTGTATTCAATTTACGCAAGTGAATAAGTGCTATTTGTAGCCCTTTGTTTACGCCTTCTGTAATAGCTAGATCATTTAAGTCATTTTCTTGCTTGTAAACTTTTATAAGTTCAGAGTTTCTAATCTTTTGTTGATTTAGTTCAGCGATTAGCTGGTTGATTGTAGCTTCAACCATATCAGCGTTTAAAAGTCTTGTTTTGAGTTCTTCTTTTGGATTAAAGAACAAACTTGAAATTAAATCGTTTGTCATTGTTTTGTGTTTTTTAATGATTTTAAGCAAATATATATAGTCTGAATAAATTATACAACCTTTTTAACAGTAAAAAGTTGAATAAATTATTTATTTATCAACAATACTAGATTAAATGAGTTGTTAATAACTATAAAAATAAAAAAAGAAAAGGGGCTAAAAAGCCCCAAATCAATACAAAAACAATGAAAAACTTGTTAATTTACCAAAAACAGCGCAAATGTATTAAAAAATATGAGTTAAATGCGCAATCTGTCCATTTTCTTTTGAGTGTATAAAACCTTCAACAGCTTTAGGGCTTCCACAATAACCATTTTGATAGTGCCAAGCATCTGTCCCGCTTGGGCTTCTTAAAAACTCTAATGTCACTCCTATATCATCAAAACTTGTTAAATATTTGAATCTTTGTTTGTGGTGTATATGGTGCAAATACCAATATCTATGTTTTGTCTTAGCCCAAAGCTCTGGTTTTTCTTGAGCCATATGCAAAGCAAGATTGTTGGTTTTTGCTCCGTCACCGTGTGTCAATCCAATCAAACTTGATCCGTAAACATAATACTTTCGATGAATAGGTGAATCATCCACAGTTACTGATTTAGAATTTCTAAACCAAGACTTTAATGCGTGTGCTAAATGGAATCCACTCATATAGTCGTGATTGCTCATTGAATGAACACAATCTACAGGAGCAATATTTATCAGCATCTCCACACATTCAACATAAATTTCGAGAGCTGTTGTAAAATGACGATACCATTTTCCGTCTGTATTTTGTGGTGTTCCTCTTGTTGTAGTGCCTTGAACATTATCAGTGTGTAAAATATCGTTACCAATGCAAAATAAGACCTTTTCAATGTCAAAACCCTCTGACTTGGCAATAATTCCTCTAACACCGTCTAAAATGCGTTTTTTAGCTGTTTTTACATTGTATGTATTGCCTGTTTCTAAAGCATCTGCATATTTACCAATATGAACGTCTGCGGGATTTATTACTAAAAGATGCCCTTCTTTTCGTTTCGGGTAGTCAATACAAGGGTAAGAAGGAGAGTAATTAGATATTAAATTTTCAATACTTTTTAGAAATTCATCTTTTGAGAACTCATTTGGTTTGGCAAATATTGAAAAGCGTTTGCTCTTGTACCAATAGTGATGAACTGAAGCAACATCAATCCCAGCTTTTTTACATTCTTTTGCTAAAAGTGCTTTGTTTTTTTTGTCTTTTCTGTAATCATCAATCAATTTCCACTCATCTTGACCAAGACGGTATCGTTTTTGATTTTTCATTGTTTCTTTTTTACTTTCTCAATCGAACGACCAGCAAAGTAAGCCCCATAAACAGTGATCAAAAGAGTTTGATAAATTGGTTTGTAAGCTTCATCAATAGTAAAATTTCCAACATTTCCGTCAAACATTGACATTATTACAAACATAACAGTCAAAAATATCAATGTAAGTGGTCTGATGTTTGCTGGTAACCAACCAGCTTTTGAATCGGCTTCCCAGCGTTTTGTCACCTCTTGTTGAGCAGATTTTTCACTTTCAATCAATATTTTGTGAAGCTCATTTTTGAGTTTCCATTTTTCTTCTTTTGTGGTTATTGTTTCGTCAATTATGGTAGAAGCTTGTTTTGAGAGCGTGGTGAATAACCCACCGAGTAAATTGTTAAGCATAGTCTTTATATTGTATTGTTACCTCGTTTCCGAGTTCTAGTTGTTTTGCTATCAAGGGATAAATTCTTTTGTAAGCGTTTGCAGATTTGCCAATAAATCCGTCTTTTATTATAATGTTATTTTCTTGACTATCGCCAACCAAAAGACATCCAGCAGTGTGTTCATCTGTATTTCCTTGATGAATCAATATATATTCAAAGTTTGGAACATCCATAACCTGAAGCATTCCTTTGTGAAAAGAAGGATATTTCTTTGAATATCTTTCATTGAATCCGCCCTCTTTTCTGAACTCTATATTATAAACACCTTCGGGAACTCTTGTTTCTCCTTTAACCTTTAAAGCTCTTCTTTCGTCCTCTAAAGTATAACACAGAAAATTTAATCCTAAATCTGTTTTTTGAAACAACACTCCGCTTGTTGAATCAGCTTGACTTGATATTCTTAAAACAATCAATTCCATTAACACCAAATTACAACTATACTATTTGCCTTGACCGTTGTATCTTTTTTCGTATTGCTTTGCTCCTTTTGTTCGGCTTTTATTTTTGGAGTGAATTCCTTTTCTTTTCTTTTTTGGTTTTTCACGGTGAGTGAAGCTTATTCCTTTTGCCATTTTAGCTATTTTTTTTTATAAACTCTAAGATGATATTAAGCTTTTCTTTTACATCGCTCATTTGTTTTCGTAAGTCCTCGTGCCTTTTTTCAAATCCAACTTTCACCTCTCTAATACTAAAAAAGAAAAACTTGTATAAAGCATATAAACTTCCAAGCAATAATATCAAAGTCAATCCGTAGCGTTCTATTAACTGTAAAATCTCTTCCATTATCTGTCACAGTTTTTACAAACACCCATACAAACTTTTTTCAAAGTCAAATAATATATTATTTTGCAAATTAAATTTTTCATTTTATTTGTTTTTTTGGTTTTTAATTAATTTATCTGCTGTATATATAATAGACAAAAGCAAAAGCAAAATCTTTAAAAGCATCTCAATATCAGTAAATGAAATTGCCAAAGTTGTTATATTTAATGAGAGTACATCTCCACACTCTTTAAGTATTGTTTTCATTATATTGGTTGTTTAAACATTTCAACTGTGAATCCTAAGTCTGCATAATATTTGACACCGCTATTTTTTGTTCCTGTTCTTCTAATACTAACAAAAACAATGTCACCTTCTGCAAGCTGTGCATTTGCAACAGCCGAAGTGTCTTGTTCTAAATCGAAAAGATGATTTTGATTGTTTCTACTTGTAATAGTAAAAGAATGAACTAAATCAATTGTCAAATTTGTTGTTGTTCCAGCGTTTGGAGTTGCGCTAAAAATAGATATAACCGCATCATCCCCAAGACCAGAATCAGTTGTTGCCCACCCTTTGATTTTTTTAATAGTACAAGCAAAAGGAGCAACAAAAGCAGCAAATTGAGAAGCCCACCTATTTGGTTTTGAGTTTCCGTCTGCTAAATCTGTTCCACTATTTACACTGAATTGATTGCTTCCAAAAGCCGAAAGATAGTCGTTTCCGTTTGTTCCAGTAGTTAAATAAAGTGATTGATGAAAATATAAATCTGTATTATTAATTTTATCGAAAAAACCCTCTTGCGGCATTAAAATCACACTTCCTACGGGGACTTTGTCAATAAAATCAATTGAGCTAAAGCTGCAACTTGTAGTTTTACCTAAATCAGCAGTCAGCGTCAATTGATATAAAGTATTTGAAAATTTTGTAAACAAAAACACTTTCTCACCACTTTTTGCAACAACTTTATTTCTAGCGTTTACTGTCAATGACGTTTGCCCAGTCACACCGCTTGACGTAGCGGTTACAACCGCAAGTGCAGAGTTTACTAATGTTGTATTATAGGTTGAAGCATTCATATCACCATTGTGTTGTAAATGTTGGATTTGCAGTTGTATTCAGAACTATATTATTTTGTGAATAAGATTGACCGCTTGCATCTAAATCCGTTTCTA